AAGTAGCCCTGCACCGTTCGCTGTGGCTCGTGGTGACACGATGACACGCAAACCGCTAGTGGCAACATTAATTCGGCTACGCCGTACAGCCTCCAACCACACTTTAGCAGTTGCCGAAGGCAAACCGAACCCTGCAAGCATCGCATCCTCAACGGCTTCATCAATGTCAACATTGAAGAAGGCGAAACGGTCCAAAGTTGCACCGTCAATTGGGTTACGACCCACATACTCGGCAGTCGCACCATTACCGTAGGTATTTCCTGCGGCAACTGCGATGAAATCGGGATGCTTTTGCACCATCCCGTCAGGGAAAGCCATAAAGCCGTTGCTCAAAGCGGAGTTAAGAACTCCGAGAACATTCGGATTCGCATTGTCAATCTCATCCAACAAGTAAACGCCACCGTTCTGAAAGAACTCACGGAGTTTCGTAGGGACATAATTGGAATTGGCATCCTTGAAGCCCTTTAGGGCATATTCCGTTGTAGCGGCAGTTAAGTTTTCGGCATGAAAACTTAGATTCAATGCCTCGGCAACTTGCGAAACCATCGTGGTCTTGCCAGTGCCAGCAGGACCCACAAGGAATGTGTTGCAACGGGCAGATATTGACATCATAATGTCAGCGAAAGCCATATGTTGAACACCCTTTAGGGTGATTGCTGGGCGGTCCTTGACGATGATTTGTGTAACCTTCGGTTGCAACGCCTCAATTTTCGTGTTCAGACGGTCCATGGCAACTGAAGTTGCCAAAGCCATAGGGTCAACAACATCGGAAACGATGTTACGAACCGCATCCTCGTCAATCCCTACAGGGATTGTTTGCATAATGTTTGCAACCATAGTTGCAATCACCGCATCCAACGATGAACCAGTTGGTGTCACTGCTTTAGCAGGGACAGGTTCTGTGGTCCGAACCACTTGCTTAGCAACCGTAGGTTCAGAAACTCCCATAGCACCATCTACGATGGCAAGAATTTCTGACAACGGCTTGTGCATTGGGGTTCCACCCCAATTCACATTCAGGAACGAACCGACCTTAATGAGTTGAACCTTGGAAAGGTTGTGGAACGATACCCACCTCCCGTCCTCAAATTGTACACGCCTTGTGTTCTTATCTACCGATAAGATGTCTTTGCTTGCTGTTGCCATAATGTTATCCTCCCATTATGAAATAATGGCTGTCCGTTCACGGACATCTAATGCTAAAGCATTTGCTCTAGCCACCAATTGCTTATGTTTATGTCCTAAAGGACATAGCGGAAAGGCAAGGAATTGAACCTCGCTAATCCCTACGATGACTCTAGCATAATGCGTCCATCATCGCAAGGATTCTCACTACCTGCAAGCCTCCCGTGATATTCGTGGGTTATTGTCGCCCCGAATAACATTTCATGTTAGCACAAGTAATTCCGATGCCGTCAACTTCATACCCTAAAGGGTAATCTCCAGTGTCAACGACAATCCTACAGATTGTCCATGCTACTAACCAATGTGAACATCGTAAACGATGTTCGTGTCGCTTTACGCCGTCCCTCATTTCATTGAGGGAGAATAGGTTGCCCTGCGACTCCAACAGCCATCCATGACTCATGACAAACGCCATGAGGTGTCGCTGTGTGGCGGACCGATTCGGATTCGTGTCCTGTCGTTCGGTTGACGATTGCCACGATTCGGGAACACTGAACCGTGAACCGTTGCCGATTCCGATGCCAACACTATGACCCCACCAAATTCAAATTGCAAGTCATTCACCGCACGCCTTTTATTGCGCCTGTTTTCCCACGCATAATGCACACCAAAATTCACACGCTAAACACACGGTGAACCGCAAGCCCATATACCCATCGGTAACCAAGCCTCGGTTCAAGCCTCGGCTCACGCCCCCGTCACACGCACATTATGAGGCGAGGCAGTTTTTTTGGTGGCAGATTATGGGGCTATTCATAATGCGAAATCCATAATCCAACCTCATGTAGCCACATGGCGCATGGCACAGGGGAGCATGGGGGGGTACGCCCCTATGTGTATTTATTTATATAAGGAGGTAGAGCCAATTTGTGAAATTTTTATACGGGGGTGGCACACAAAAAAAATATAATGTGTTATTTTTTTCGGGCTGCTCGTCCTGCTGTCCGTGCTGCTTTAGTGTTTGGTACGAACTGTTTTCCTGATTTGATGCCTTCACGCTTCTTTTTTGTGGTAGCAGCATACTCTTTTGATGACAAACTCTCTATAGCCTTCTTTGGCAGGTAGCGTTCGCCTGTTGCTTTGTGTCCTTGTGTGGATGGTTTTCCTGATTTGGTTGTCCATTTTTCGGATGTCCATTTGGTTAAGGATTTTTGTTTGGAGGTTTTGGCTCCTGTGTAACCTCCGCCAGCCTTCTCGTAGCGTTGTGCTACGATTTGGGCTTTGCGTGCGGACCATTGTCCTGCGTTTCCGCCTGCGGTTCCAGCCTTGACGGCTGCAACTATTCTTGCTCTTAGTTGTGGTTTGGTGTATCCCATTTTATGAGCCTTTGACCCATTTCTGGTTTTTTGGTTGGGCTGTTTTTGATTTGTCCCATTTCACTTTGTCTGCCCACCATGCTGGCGACATAGGTCCTTTAGCGATATTGGGTGCGTGACGGGATTTGAACGCCTTGTTCTGTCCTGCTGTTAGGTTGGTTTTAACACCTTGTTGCCCGAACCTTAGGGTTTTGATTTGTCCACCTGATTTTGCTACGACAATGTGGGATTTAGTTGGGTGGTTTGGTGTGCGTTTTGGCTTGTTGTAGCCTGATACGCCTGCTCTTGCTAGTCGTGGGTCACGCTTTGGTGCTGGCATATTATGGTCGCTTAACCCGCATCTTGTTTTGGTTCTGCCATAGTTGCATCAACATGCTTTCCGCTACTGGCTGCCAGTCACCATCAGAGAACTTCTTTGATATATCACCCTCTGTTAGGGTGTCCATCATAGCCTTGACGAACCTCTTAGGGTTCTTGTATTCACGGGCGATGCCTTGTTGACGAATCTTTTTGATGTCACCATCACGCAAATACCATCTTGCGCCCTGCTTTACTTCAGGGTCATTGGTTGGTGGGCTAGCGTCTTTTAGTTTCATAGTATTTGTCCATTTCATAATCCATGTCGTATTCAAAACTTTCTAAAGTTTTGAAAAATGCTCTCAAAAACAATGCTATACCAAACAAAGTAGCAAACGCTGTTCCTAGTATTACCAATAATGTTCCCATAAGCCCTTTTGTCCATGCTAAAACAAGAATATTGTAAACCATCTGTGAGATGGTTTACTCCTTAACCGTACTATTATTGTACACTTCGCCAGTAGGCTCAGTGTACCTATTTATCCTACCCCCCTCCGTAGGTTCCCCCCATCCTTGTTCCCTGCGTTCCCTATACAAGTACAATACAAGTTAGGAACATTTCACCTAATAGCATGGACAATATCTTAGACCCACGGCAAGAAAAGTTTTTAAACTGGCTGATGGTCCCACCACCAAACCGTGTGCCATCCTCACAAGAAAAATATGCTATCCTAGAAGGCGTGGACGAAACCACGCTACGCCGTTGGAAAAAGAAACCAGCGTTCAAAATGGAATGGGAAAAACGAGTATCCGAACTCCAACAATCCCCAGAACGAACCCAAAAACTACTAGACAATCTTTATGAGCGTGCGTTAGCAGGCGACAACAACTCAGCCAAACTGTACCTACAGGCAACCAACCGTCTAGCCCCAACCCAAGTCCATGTAGAACACTCCAGCAAACCCTCAGAAATCTCTGATGCCGAACTAGACAGCCTCATAGCGTCAGTCGCTCAATCTGAGGTTGAGTCCCGTAAGGAACTAAAAGCACAATAGTGGGTTCAACGATAGAATGTCCGACTTGTGGGTGTGAGTATCCTCCTGTTGCGACCAGATGGCGTTGCCCTGAGTGTGGCTTTAAGGATTCATGCTGTGAGGGTGAACCTAGGAAGATGAGAGATTATGACAACAACTAATGATGCGATGTTTGAGGCTCTAGCAGGGTCATATCCATCATCGGGTCAAACATTGGGTGACTTGTTGTACGCTTTCTGGTCTGAAAAAGGTTTGCAGTATCGTGGTACTTTGGCTTATGAGTTTTATGTGGCGCAAGGTGCTACGGGCGCAACTTTAGGAGATTTGGCAAACGATTACTTTGTACGGGTTTACCCGTTGGAGTTTGATTTTCTTAATTTTACTATTGATGACGCTGATGAGTGGTTGGAGTTACAGGTTTTTGACCGTTATGATACGGTTGAACAGCAAATATACAGTTTAATTTGGTAAAGGAACAAAAGGAATACTATTATGGCAACAACATTTAGCAAAACACTTCTTAGTGGTTCAACAGACGGTAAAGGCATTAAAGTCGTACAAACCGCTACTGCTGGTACTACTATTCACACTGGTCCAACTAACACATCTATAATTGATGAAATCTGGTTGTATGCAGTTAACACTTCAGCCTCGGATGTTAAACTTACGATTGAATGGGGTGGTGTTGCTTCACCAGATGACCACATTGAATACACAGTTAAGGCTGAGAACGGTCTATATTTGATTGTCGCTGGCGGTCTAATCAAGGGTAATGCTACTGCGCTTGTTGTTCGTGCATTTGCTGCTACAGCCAATGTTATCGTAATGCACGGATATGTTAACCGTATAACAACAGTTTAAGGTCATCTTAGATGCCTAATGTTGTAAAAAATCTTGCTGGTGGTAAAGCCATTAGTGGCGGAGCCTTGCAACCTAGAGGTCGCCGTGGTAACACTAATCAGGTTGCTGCGTATTGGGCTGGTGGTGCTAGCGTACCAGTAGTTGAGTGGTTGGTTATTGCTGGTGGCGGTGGTGGTGGTCTTGGTGCTACTGGTCACTCTCGTTGGCAAGGTGGTGGCGCAGCAGGTGGATATCGTACAGGTTCTGGTTTAGAACTTCCAGCATCATTTACTGTAACAGTTGGTGCTGGTGGTTCTGGTGGTATTCGTTCAAACTATGCCGCACCAGAATACGGAAACAAAGGAATTGCATCAGTATTCCATACATTCACTTCTGCTGGTGGTGGTTCAGGTGCTGCGGGAGCATCATCAAACCCAAACAAAGATGGTGGTTCAGGTGGTGGTGGTGGTGGTAACGCAGACTATGTAGGTGGTACGGGTAACACTCCATCAACTTCACCATCACAAGGTAATGATGGTGGTTTAGGACAAAACTATTCACCGTATTACGGTGGTGGCGGTGGTGGGTCTGGCGGTGCAGGTGGTCATTATGGTGGTGGTGGTGGTGCTGGAACAGCAAGTTCAATTACTGGTTCTTCTGTAACTCGTGCTGCTGGTGCTGCTGGAACTGTTTCAGGAAATGGAACTAGTGGTGGTGCAAATACTGGTAACGGTGGTACTGCTGGTTCATGGAATGATGGAACCTCAGGATATGTTGCTGGTAATGGTGGTTCTGGTGTTGTAATTATTGCTTATCCTGACTCTTATCCAGCATTGTCATCTATTGGTGGAACATTGGTATATTCGGTTTCACTTGTTAGTCGTTCTGGTTATCGTGTTTATACTTTTACTGGTGGCACAGGAACGGTGACTGTATAATGGCTCATTACGCATTTCTTGATAGTAACAATATTGTAACTGAAGTTATTGTTGGTCGTCATGAATGGGAAGTTGTTGATGGTATTTCTGATTGGGAACACGCATATTCGTTAGTTCGTGGTCAACCATGTGTTCGTACTTCGTATAATGGAAATATTCGTAAACAATATGCTGGTATTGGTTATACATATAATTCCGAAGCAGATGTTTTTGTTAAACCACAACCATTTTCGTCTTGGACATTAGACTCAAATTATGATTGGCAACCACCAACACCAAGACCAGAAGGTGTTTATGAATGGGATGAGGAATCATTGTCATGGCTTCCAATTCCAGACGCTGGCTAATCTTTCTTCCAGTAGCCTTACTGGCATTATGGTCAACAGTTGCTAAAGCAGATGGTTTAGGCGACTGGACCGCTTCGCAGTCCTGCGCCACAGGTTTTGTAAATGTAGTTGATAACAGTATTGTTCTTACTGGACCTGATGGTGGTGGGTGTGGTGGGGCTAATTGGGTTAAAATTGAAACCACAATTCCTGAAGGTGTCCTTAGCGTTTCTTTTGATTGGTCGTATTGGACGCATGATGGGTGGGTTTATGACCCACCACAATATGGTGTAAATAATGTTTATACTTTATTGACACAGCAAAATCAGGCTTCGGGAACAGAAACGGTTACTGTTACTGCTGGTGATATATTTACTTTCAGACAATATTCAATTGATTCATGCTGTAAGGCTGGTCACTTAACGATAAGTAATCTTTCATTATGGGAATTTACAACAACATCCACGACTTCAACAACGATGACAACTACTACTATTGTCCCCGAAACGACTGTCCTTGCCACCAGCACGACTTCTACGACAGTTCCAGAAACCTCAACATCAACAACCAGCACAACGACCAGTACGACATCTATTTTAACTACGACAACAACTAGTTCTTTTTTAGCAACGACAACAACCACGCTAGAACTAACGCCACAAACATCAACATCTATTTCACCTCCTCAAATATCCGAGCCAGAACCTGTTGAGCCTTCCGTTCCTGTAGAGCCAGAACCAACCGAGACAGGGACCACAAGCACATCAATAGAGGAACCCATGCCAGAGGTGACGCTTCTACCAGAAACAACCACAACAACTGAACCAGAGATAACAACGACTGAAGCACCTGAAGATACTACCACAACCTTAGAGCCAGATTTGGAGCCAAATTTAGAGCCATTGGCAGAGGAAGAAGTGATTGCTCTGATTGCTGAAGCAACTACTGTTGAGGAATTACAAGAAGCCTTAGAGGAGTTAACACCTGAACAAGTTGAACAGGTTGTTGATGAAATTCTAAGTCAGGAAGAACCTAGTCAGGAGCAGGCTGTGGCTTTAGCCACAAGCCCAGAAGTTTTGTCTGTTATTAGCGTGGACAATGCTGAGAAGGTGTTTGAGGCGTTACAGGTTGATGAGTTGACTGTTGAGCAGGTTTCTGAATTGATTGAGGCAATCCAATCTGCGCCTGAGGAAATTCGTACACAGTTTGAAACCAGTATTGACATCTTTGCCTCGGACCTAGGGGATTATGTTCCTGTGGGTTCTAATGTGCCTGTTGATACTCGTAGAACCCTTATTGCTGTTGCTGCTGGTGCAGCAATGGCTGCTGTTGGTTCTAGGAAGTTCCCATAGAACAATTAGCCTATTAAGGTGAAAAGGTTTTTTTCTGAGATTCATGGTCTTACTTGGACTTTGGCTGGAACAGGCATGGTTTTAATTACCTTGTCTGGCAATACCCGTTCTTTGGGTTGGCAAATTACCCTAGTAGCATTAACCGTACACCTTGTTGGTGTATTTATTAAGGAGAAAAATGAATAAGGCAAAAGATATTGCAGGAAGAATTGTTGCACTTTTTCTTACCAACGCCCTTGGCGTGGTGACTGGTGCTGCAATTATTGCTCCAGACCTAGAAGTATGGAAGTCGGCTCTTATCGCTGGCGCAGTATCCATTTTCAAGGTTGCAGAACAACTTGCAAAGGCAAGCATTGATGGTGTTCTTACCAGAGATGAAATTAATGCAGCGTTTGGTGCAACCCCTAAGAAGATTGCAGCCAAGAAAGTTGCTAAGGCTGTAACAAAGTAATGAAACTGTTTATCACCCCCGTTAAATCTTGCCAGCATCTAAAAGGTAAAAAACCGTCTGAGGTTCTCCCTAGCATGCTTCGTAAGGTTTCGGGTGGTGGTAAATTAGAGTTGTGTGCGGCTGATGCGTGGGAAGCGATGGTTGCTGCTGCTAAGGTTGATGGCATAAAGTTATCTCCCAGTAGTGCAGGTGACATGTTCCGCAGTATTGCACAGCAGACCGCAGGTTTTGTTCAAAGATATCAGAAGGAACCTATTGCTGGTGCGGTGACACGCACTTGGAATGGTGTTAAATGGTATCTTAAAAAAGGTTTTGCACCTTTAGCGGCTCCTAATGATGACCCAAAGAATTGTTCTAAACATATGTTGGGTATTGCGGTGGATGTCGCTGGTGCTAATGGTAAGATTTTGGAATGGATGTTTAATAACATTGCTAAGTTTGGTTTTAGTTGGGAAGTAGTTCCTGCCGAACCTTGGCATATTCGTTATGTTGCAGGTGATGCTACACCTGAAGCCGTTGTGGCTTGGAAGGAATCTAGCAAGTAATATCCCCGATGTGCAATTGTTTGCACAGATAGGAAATTATGAGGAAATTTTTTGTTATCTCATTAATTATTGGCATGTTTTTTTCACCTACCAGTGTTTCTGCAAAGAAACCACTGAACCTCAGGTGTCCAGAAATGGAGGGCATTACTCGCATTATTGCAGATAGCGATAAAATGATTCTTCAAGTGGACTATATTATGTGGCGTGAATCTAGATGTAAATCTAAGAACATTAACCGCAAAGACCCTAATGGTGGTTCGGTTGGGTTGTTTCAGATTAACAAGTTTTGGTGTAAACCAAACCGATACACGAAACAGGGTTTCCTTCAGGATGCTGGTGTACTAAACAAATGCCATCAACTTTATAATCCTGTTGTCTCCGCTAAAGCCTTTATGGCTATTTATGATTATGCTCATAATCGTTATGGTGATGGTTTCGGTCCATGGGGTGGTGAACCTAAGTGGATTTAAACGCACTCATAAATGAAAAAGAGTGGAGGAAATGTCGTGGTCCTGAGAAAGCAACACTTGAAGAACAACTTCAGGCTTTCACATATTTTTGTGAAACTTTTTGGTGTATTAAACATCCTGAGAAGGGTCGTATAAAGTTTAATTTGCGTGACTCGCAAATTGACACAGTTAAAACTTGGATGTCAGAGCGTTACACAATTGTGTTGAAAGCCCGTCAGATTGGGTTTTCTACTTTGGCTGCTGCATACGCTTTTTGGTTGGTGTTCTTTGCTCCTGACCGTTTTGTTGTTATGTTGTCCCGTACCGAGCGTGAGTCTGTAAAGTTGCTTGCCAAGAGTAAGTATGGTTACCGTTTTATTCCACAGTGGATGAAAGAGCGTGGACCTAGACAGACTACTGACCATCAACTTAAAATGATGTTTGATAACGAGTCTGCTATTGAGTCGCTACCATCGGGCAGCGACCCTGCTCGTGGTGAGTCGGTGTATTTGGTTATTGTGGACGAGTGGGCGTTTTTGCCTAACCCTGAAGAAGCGTGGGCTTCTATTGAACCTATTACCGATGTCGGTGGTCGTGTTGTTGGTTTGTCCACTGCTAATGGTTCGGGAAACTTTTTTCATCAACTGTGGGTTGGTTCACAAACAGGGTCAAACAAGTTTAAAGGAATCTTTTATCCTTGGGATGCTGATGGTGAGCGTAACGAAGATTGGTATGAGGCTAAGAGCCGTAACATGCAATCTTGGCAGATGCACCAAGAGTACCCA